TAATTATCGCCCATGCTACTACCAGTACAAATACAAAAATTTTAATACCATCAGGTTCGGTAGATATGAGGGAGTTTGAGCAGAAGTGGGCCCAGCCTGGAGTAGCCATCGAGGTTGATTTTGATCAAGGGCAGCCAACACCAGTTCAGCCAACTCCCTTGCCGAACGAACTATATTCTAATGAAATGACAGCTAAAAACGATATTGATCATCAATTAGGATTGTATGAAATGACTATGGGAAATTCTCAAGCAGCTCCTCATACATACAAAGCAACAGTAAGCCTTGATGAATTTGGTCAGCGTAAAATGAAAAGTAAGTTAGCTGATATTGAAGCTGGTCTTAATAGGCTTGGCATGATAGCTATCCCTATGATGCAACAACTTTATACATCTGAAAAAATGGTTAGACTTATACAACCGAATAATAGTATAAATGAATATGTTATAAACAAAAGAATGTATGACGACAAAACTCAAGAAATAAAAGTTTTAAATAACATAACAGTAGGTAAATACGATGTTGTTGTAGTAACTGGTTCTACCTTACCCACAAATAGAATGGCACAACTCGAAATGTATATGGATGCATATAAAAATGGTATTATTGATAAGCAAGAAGTCTTAAAGAAAACAGAAGTTTTTGATATGGACGGAGTAATGCAAAGAACAGATTTAATTGGTGAATTGTCAACTCAATTACAAAAGGCAACTGAAACCATAAAACAAATGCAAGGAGACTTGCAAACAAGAGAGCGTGAAATATATCACGCTAAGATGAAAGCCGAAATCGAAAAAACAAAGTCAGATTTGAAGGCAACTTCAAATAAGGCTAAAATGTCTGGCACTCTATTTGAGAAACGCCTAGATGACGCTTTAGGGTCAGTAAAAAAAGAAATGGCAGAAGTCATTTCAAAAAACACAGATTCACCTTCTTCCAGCCCTAAGAAGAAGCAATCTAAAAAATAGGAGATTATAATGGCAGAAGAGCAAGTACTAGATACCCCTCAAGTAGATGCACCAGTTGTGGAAGAACCACGCTCGGTAGACATACAAGACGAGGGCTCTATAGTTGAAGATGTCATATTTGGTGGCAGTAAAGGCAGCATAGAGGACGCCTTTGATAAGCCCGAAACACCCGTTGAGCCTGATCAAGCGGTCATGGCTGAAGAAGCGGTTGAGAAAGCTATTGAAGAACCTTCCCTGCAAACTCCAGAAGAAAACGATCAAGTCAGATATCAGTATTGGCAGTCTCAAGCTGATAAATTAAAAAATCAAAATGAGATATTAATGCAGCAAATGCAAATGCAACAGCAGCAATCTCAAATTGAGCCTCAGCAAGAGGAGCCAGTTGAACCTGAAATCGAAATGCCTGAACCACCTGAGAAGCCACAACGTCCGTATAATTTTAACATGGATGAAGCTATGTCTGATCCTCAATCTGAAAGTGCTCGTTTTTTAAGAGAAGAGCAGTCTTGGAGAGACGATATGGATGAATACAAGAATATGCAATTTGAATATCAAATGGCAATGCTTGAAGATGAGAGAGAACAGATGAGAACTCAAAGGCAGGAACAGATACAAAGACAGCAAGCGGAACAACAAGAAGCTGTACAGATTAACAATATCAAACAGGAGATTATGAGCAAATACAGTGTAGATGCTAATACTGCTCAAGATTTTGTTACTGTAATGTCTGATCCTAGCTCTATAAGCATGGATAATTTATGGAAATTATACTCATCAGATAAAGGAGTTGCAGCTCCCTTACAAACTCCAACTCCGTCTACGGAGTTTCAGCAAGTAAAACGGGCACAGCAAGTACCACCTTCTATGGGAGTTATGCCTTCTCAAAATAGACAAAACGAGGATTCGATGGAAGATAAAATTATGGACAGCATGGTTTCTGACTATAATAAACAGAATCCTTTTAACTAAACGGAAACTAATTGGAGTAAATTATGGCAAACGTATTTAGTATCAGCAGTGGTGCTGGAATGAATAGCTCATCAGTTGACCATTCAAGAAGAATGTTTAACTTTGGTGACAGAGTTGCTGAACTCGCTCCTAAACAGTCTCCATTCTTTACATATTTGTCTAAAGTAGCTAAGAAGCCTACTGATGATCCTGTTTTTAAATTTTTAGAACAGCGTCATCAATGGCAACGTAGAAACTTTCAAGCTAGAGCAGCTAAATCAACTGCTGCTTATAGCTCTGCAGCTTTTGCGCTTACTAATCTACAGTTAGATTGTCTTTATGATAAATATGGTCGTGTTGTAACTACAGCAGTTCAGCCTAATTTCTTATTGAATGGGCAGATAATAGCAATCGCATGTGAATATGATGTCAACGGTAATGACGCTGGCTCAGGTTCAGAAGCAGCTGCTATAGCTTATTATAAGATAAACGCTGATCCAGATTTAACAGCGAATGCTGCTTATGCTGAAGTAGATGCTACTTTTATTAAAGTAACGCATGTACCTACTTCTAGCAATTCTGGGCCTATTACGGTTGTTGATGCATCGAAAATACATATTCGAGATAATGCAAAAGGACAAGTAGTAGGATCAGCTTTTGCTGAAGGTTCAACTGATCCCGAAGGATGGAAAGACGAGTTTTACGATAGAGAAGGCTATACGCAGATTTTCAAAACTGCTATATCTCTCTTTAGTGGAACTTCATTAGCAACACGCTATCGTGGTGTGTCTAATGAGTACAAGCGAGTATGGCAAGAAAAACTAATGGAACACAAGATGGACTTAGAACATGCAATGTTGTTTGGTATAGGTTCAGACGATTCAACATCAACAGGGCCTGTAAGAAGGACATGGGGTATTGTACCTTACACAGAAGCTTATGGTAAAATTAAGAATTTTACTTACGCTTCTTCTTCTTATGATGACTTTATTGATGCAATGGAAGATGTGTTCTCACCTGAATCAGGAAATAGCGGTAACAAGCTAGTTCTTGCTTCTCGTAAGGTTCTATCTTACTTTAACAAGCTTGGCGGAAGTTCTTTCTTAGGAAACACAATGGCACTTGGACACACTGCTACAAGCAGTGGTGGTTCAAATGGTTATAATATGGACATTCAGAACATTAAAGGTTCTTTTGGACATAATGTAACTAAAGTAAATACTCTTTACGGAGATTTACATCTTGTCGAACAGCCTCTATTTAGAGGTATGTGGGAAGATTATGCCGTCATGGTTGATCTTAAGAATGTAGCTTATCGTCCGTTAGCAGCTAATGGCACATCGAGAGATACGCACATTATTACTAACGTACAAAATAACAATGTTGATGGAAGAAAAGATATGGTCATGACCGAAGCTGGTCTTGAAATTTCTTTACCTGAAACTCATACCTTGTTAAAGTTCGCATAATTCAGTAATTTAAGGGGGGCATTTTAGCCCCCCTTTACTGGAGAATAATATGAAAATTGTAACAAGTAACGATATAGGTGGTAAATGGCAATCTGGAAAAGAAGAAGTAAATAATAATAGCAGACGCCAACAAAACACCAATAAAACAAAAAGCAAAAAGAAATGACTAATGCTGTAATAAAATCTGTATTAAAAGCTATAAAAGCTAACGATAGAGCAAGAATAAAAGCTATAGCTCAAGCTACAAGAACTACCCCTGGAAAGTTATTATCTTCTGTTAAAAAACTTAAAAAGAAGAAAAAATAATGGCTTTTGTAGATGAAGTAGGATATTACGCTGGTTCCACTGCTAGTAAGAACACTGAGATATCAAAGTTCTTGGCTAATGGTGTGCAATGGGTTATTAATCAGATAGAAAAGACTAACCCTGATATGCTACCTTTGTTTGCTTCTTTACAAACATTAAATGATAGTGCTAGAACATTAACCCTAAGTACTAATGCAAAAATTATAGACGTAGTAAGAAGAAATGGGAATGCATCAGCTGGAGAAGAGCTAAAGTGTAGCCCAATAAATGCAGCTTTTAGAAGTAACGCTAAAAATGTAAATAGTATTTATTACGCAAGTAAAAATTCCCCTGTTTATTATATTGATAACGCAGTACTTAATGTACTCCCAATCCCAGATAATGACGAAATAGTGAAAATAAGTATGGTATTACCAGATACTACGGTAGCTCATAGTGATAGTGCTATAGACAACTTCCCTTCTGAAATGTATCATGCTGTAGTTTTATATGCAGCTGGTCAATTAATATATAATAAGATGTCAGCTTCTAATGCTAAGCTTCCTACTGATCTAGATACAAATACTGTAGTTTTTGACGACATAACGGATTTATCCACTTCAATATCGGTAAGTGCTGACTTACCAGCTTCTTTCAATGAAAGCGATGTTGGTGCTGTCCCAAGTTTAAATATTCAGTCAAGCTTACCAACTGAGTATGCAGATGCTATGGCTATTGTAAAAGCACTTATAGATGTTGGAATAGCTACTGATGAAGCTAGCGGTTCTGGGCAAGATTCAACTGCACAGAGCGTTGGATATTGGCTTGCAGATGAAGACGAAGAAATGACTCAAGCTACTTTATCTACTGCAGCACAAGAATTACAAAGAGCAAATGCATGGCTAGCCAAATATCAAAACGATATTAATAAAGAAATACAAGAGTTTACTGTAGATATGCAAACTTATCAGGCAAAAATAGCTGAAGAATCTTCTAAGTCTGGTATAAATAGTACAAAATTTCAAAGTGAATTAGCCCTTAAACAAGCTCAAGCATCAGAAGCTTTAGCAGAATTTAATGCTAATGTGCAAAAAAAGATTACATTATATACTACTATTATTGGTAAATTAACCACGGATTACCAGTGGTTGCAAGGCCAATACCAGATCGTTAAGCAAGAATTAGCTGAGTTTATGGCACCTTATACAACTGCTGGAACTTTAGATTCAACAGTAGAAGGAGTTAGAAGATGAAACTTAAAGAAATGGTTGAACTAGTACAGCAACATCATTCTGACCTTGGGGTTACAGAGATAGTAAAAATGTTAAATACTGCTCAAGAAGAGTACAGTCAAAGAACAAGAATGCTTGAAAGAGCTACACAATTTGATTTAGATGGCAATAATGGTCAAAGATATTATGCTTTAGATGAATCAATTCTTGAAATAAAATCAGTCGATATGGAGGGTGCTGATGGTTCTACTGACCATGTTAATATACCTAAATTAATCGGAAGACCAGTAAGAAGGGACTTAACATAATGGCTGGAACTTATGTAGATAATTATAGTAAAAAATACGCTACTAATAAATGGGTTTGGTGGACAGAAAGAGACGCTATTGGGATTGCTAAATATGATCCTGCAGCTGAAAAGTTTTATTCAGCTGATGCAGACCAGCATGGCAAAACAATTACTCTTTTTTACTATAAAAAAGCAGCAGCTTTTACAGAACCTTCTTCAGCAAATTTCTCTTGGACAGCTACTAGTGATTTTCCAGGGCAATTTCATGATTACATAGTTGCAAAAGCAATAGCTCTTGGTTATGAAAAAAAGCCAGAGCAACTACCTTTAGCTCAATATTTTCATGAAAAATTTGAAAAAGGAGTAAAAGAAGGTAGAAACTACGCTTATCGTGCTAGAGCTGGAACAGTTAAATATATTAAACCAGTGGACTTTTAATGAGTATTAATACTAGAGCATACGATTGGTCAACTAATAATTTTGGTTTAGCTGAATGGGACGATATAGGATGGTCATTTAGTGAACTTGGTGATGGTCAGCATTTTAATTCTTATAGTGCTGATAATTTTACCCCTAAAGACGCACCAGATGATTTTAGCTATACAGCTTCTACTAGACCAACTGCTCCTACGTTGAGTGCAGCGAGTAATATATCTGCTCCTACGTTTACAGCGGTAACAGTAGGTTCTGAAAATTTTACAGATACTAGTATTGCTTCAGTTACATTTACTGAACTAGTAATATCGGGAGAGAATTAATGGCTGGAACTTTATCAGCACCAAACAAAATTAAAGATGTTTATACCAAACTTGTCTTTAAAGGTGATGATGGCAATCTTTATATTGATAACGGAACTGCAGATCAAATTGTACAGAATCTGCCAATGCAGGGAGTAACTGCAAGTGCTTCAGCACCAAGTTCTGGTATCAGTGAGGGAGACCTTTTTTATGATACAGATGATGATGTGTTTTACGTTAGAGATGAAGACTCTTGGAATGAAGTCCTAGTGGCTGGAGCTTCGACACTTAACGGTGGAACATTTACTTAATAGGAGATAAGCATGGCTAATACCATTCAGATAAAACGCCATAGTAGCAATACTGATACAAGTGCCCCTAGCTCATTAGTTAGTGGTGAACTTGCATTAAGTCAAGCTGGTAAAAAACTGTATGTAGGCCGTCATAATAATAGTAGCGTGGAAGTATTCCACTTGCCAACACTTCAAGATATTACTTATGGTAATGGTGTTAGTGGTACAATAGCTTCTGGTAGTGATGACAACTCAGTAACTGTAGCAGTTGATGTAACTGATTCTAATATATTTGGTACAACTAGTGCCAAGGGTATAGCTCAGTTTAACTCAGATAACTTTGCTGTAAGTTCTGGAGTTGTAACTATCAAAGACAACGGAGTTATTCTTGGTACAGAAACGACAGGTTCATATGTTGCAAGTCTTGTAGCTGGTACAGGTATTGCTCTTACCAATAATTCTGGTGAAGGAGCTACCCCAACTGTTGCAATAGACACAAGTTCAAGCCCTACTGTTGCTGGCATTACAGCTGGTAATGTAAAGGTTGGAGTTACTGCTGATGGAGAGATTGACACTTCAAGTGGAAATCTTGTAATAGATTCAGCAGGTGGAACAGTTCAAGTTGATGATAACTTAACGGTTACTGGTAACTTGACAGTTAATGGAACTACTACGACGGTTAATTCGACAACAATAACAATAGATGATCCAATTATGACTTTGGGTGGAGATTCTGCCCCAGGTTCAGATGATAATAAAGACAGAGGTATCTTAGCACAATATTATGATAGCAGTGCTAAAAAGATGTTCTTTGGTATGGATGATAGTAATTCTCATAGATTTACTTATATTCCTGTAGCAACTGAATCTACTGGTGTAATATCGGGTTCTGTTGGTGATTGTCAATTTGCAACAGGTTATTTTACAGCTATCAGTGGAGCTACTGTTGATGGCGGAACATTTAGTGATTAGGAGTAATAATGGCAAATACTATCAAGTTAAAAAAGGATGGAAGTGCTGGTTCAACGCCTACAGTTAACTCTGATGCGTCAGAAACTAGCAATGGCTTGGCTGCAGGTGAAGTGGCTATTAATTACCGTGACGGAAAACTTTACTATGCTAAATATAATGGTTCCTCTTATTCCAGGGGCCATTTTCCAGATAATGACAATGTTCAAGGAGATGCAACCGCTCTTGCGATTGCCTTAGGCTAATAAATGGCAAATACTTTTAAACTAAAAACAGATGCTAATTCTTCAACAAGCTTATCAGCTGTTTACACTGTACCCTCATCTACTACAGCTATTGTAATAGGATGTACATTGTCAAATACAAGTAGCAACGCTATAACAGCAGATATTAAAATTGTTACTAATAGTTCATCTGGAGAAAACGGAGATGATGTATATATCGTCAAAGGAGCACCTATCCCACAAGGAGGATCGCTTGAGGTAATGTCTGGCAATAAAATTGTCCTAGAAGCCGCAGACGCATTGCAAGCACTATCTAGTGCCAGTAATGCTTTAGACGTTGTACTCTCAATTATGGAGATTACCTAATGGGTTACATAGGTAAAGTTCCAGCAGACGTATTAATAGACCCCCATGTTGATTCTGCAGCAATAACTGACGGAACAATCATAACTGCTGATATTGCTAACGATGCAGTTACATCAGCAAAGCTCGCACAAAATTCAGTAGATAGTTCAGAGCTTATAGATGGATCAGTAGATAACTCACATCTAGCTGGTTCTATAGCAATGAACAAAACATTATTATCTGCTGGTACGGGCTTAACGCTAAGTACAAACACGCTTAACGTAGATGCTGCACAAAGTCAAATAACCTCAGTAGGCACTCTTACAGGATTAACTGTTCAAGGCTCTAATTATACTACTTTATCAATACAAGCAGGAACT